GTGATGAAATGGTGAAATGTCATAAAGTTGAGCCAAATACATCAAATTGTATGGTGGTTGCACAATTTGGAACAGAGAGTAACCAGTCAGGTCAAGTGGGTCAAGTTTCTTTGACTTAGCGTCATCAATACCAGTGTAAGCCTTGATGATTCTTGTAGCCTTGCGTTTGAAATTAGTGCTAAGACCTTCCAACTTGCTAAGATCGTCCCAAGACTTCATGAATGGGTCATCATAGGATTCTGAGGCCGGAAGTCTGAAATAATCATTAGATGATGACACCTTTATAAGTTGTGAATCATCATCTGGACTGTCATCAATCTGCAAATTAGGCAATTAGATCAAACCCATCTTCTTCTTCTGGTTCAGGTCTTCCTTGATGGCTGGAACATCCAGTTCATCAGGTATCAGGCCCCACTCAAGTCTTTGCTTTTGCATCTCATACTCTTCATCGGTCACTTGACGATGACCGCCGAACCATACTGGACGCCCACCTTCTAAACCAAACGACTTAGCGGCATTCTTGAGAGCATTAATCTTCCTAATGTCACCCTTTATGGCTGCTACATTCAAATAGTTGCCATCTTCATCACATACAAGTCCTCCATCTGGCATCTGCCAGAGGTACAATCCGTATGGAACTTCTTCTATTACTTGCATTTTTGGTGACTTCATTACTGAATCATACCATTTTGACCTCATAAAAGCCAAAAAATTCACATCTATTAACCAATATTGTATGTAACGACACTAATGATTGATGAACTGTTCCAATTTGACTGCCAAACGACAGAAGATGAATCCTGAACGGAAGAAGTATTATTTGAAACAAAATTGCTATACCTAGAAGAAGGCGTAGACAATGTTATTGGATCATTCCATATGTTAAGGTGAGCATATGATCCATTTGAGTGTGTTCCGCTGGCTCCTGCGCGACCATTTAAAATTATGCTTGATGAATTATTCACAGATGCGCCAAGATTGTAGAAAATATGGTAATACTCTCCCGGTGAGGCGGTGTAAGAATTGCTTGTGACTGATGAACCATTTATGTACAGGTATGAAGTGCTGGGAGAATATATTATTTTATTAGTGCTTCCGCTTATATACACGTAGTAATCTGTTGATGCGCTTACATGAATAAGATAGTTACTTGCACTTGTAAAACTCTCAGGCTTGAACCAAAAATCCATTCCATATGTATTTGTCACACTTGATGTGGCAGTTATTTTTGCGTAACCATTTACATATCCATTAACGCTATCAAAGAATACCCCCGGTTTGTCTTGCCTGAATGTAATTGGTTGTGCATGCCTCTTTATTGTATAAGCCGGAAGAGATGAATTTTGAGTTTGTGACTTCAAAGAATATGTTCCATCCTGAGAAACAAAGTCAAGACTTCTATAAAGAGAAATCTCAAGATTGTTGAATGACTGGTTGAAACTCTCTATCGTGTAATCATAGGGGATAGACATCTTTATCAATAAGTCTCTGTTGGGACTACCATAATTAATACCCGGTATGCTTTCCCCCCTCTTAACTATGTCCCAGTTCTGACCATTGGCTGACACTTCAACGATACAATTGTCCATGCCGTCCCAAGATATCCTACTGCCAATTATCTCGCTGTTGAAATTGCCCAGCGGAATAGTCTTTATAACCGTTGCCATCTGTGAGACTGAGTAATCATACTTCAACTTGGCCATCAACATTCTGTTCTGCTCAAAGTTGAAGCCGATGAAGTTATTTAATGGATCTGAACACATTCCAAAGTTTCTTATCGTCAAATTCTGGGGGGCGGGACTGTCCATCATGTTACCTATTACAAGAATATTTTTAAATGTTATATTAAAATCTTGTATCGTGAAAGTCTTGCTTATGTCATTGAGAAATGCTGTGGCATTGTCATTCTTGTCTATCGCTATGGCAAAATTATATTCTTCATGTGACAATAATTCAGTTTCTATTCTTTCTATTTCATTAAATTTATTTGTAGTTACGTCATAACTTCCAAATATTACTCCTCCTTTTGACTCAGATTGTGGTCCAGAATATTCCCAATCTCCCGTTAGAACCCATTGCGCTGGTGATGCAGAGGGACCACTTTGACCCCATGTAGCAGCAGTTATGTAATAAGTTGTTCCGGCTTCTACCGGAATATATAAAAGCGAGATGGAACTGGGTAGTCCTGTAGAGTAGTCAACGAGTGTTAAATTGTCAACTTGTGAGCCAGTATAAATTCCCAAGGCTGCATAATTTGAGGATGCAGTAACAGTTTCAGTTGCAAAAATGCTCAAATCTGCATCTATAGAAGGAGTATATTTGAACCATACAGAATAGCCATAGTTGTCGGAATCTGAAAATGGTGACAGGGAAAAAGGCTCACCAGTCTCCAATGAAGCATTTGCATATTCGGTTGAGAAAGAAATAGGACTTGTCAATGTTGACAGATCAATGGCATTGGCAAATAAATCATTGGTAGTACCAACATCAATCAATTGTGGTGCTGTTGCGTATGCGTATAATGTTCTATTATTTGCAATAGAATTTGGTATTGAAAATATGTATCCACCGCTGGCATTGTTTGGCATGAATATGCAAGATATTACTTTGTATAACTCATTCTCAAATATCTGACCATATTGATCGAACACAAGGCCATGATTGTTTGATGGGTTGAGTCCGAATCCAGAGAATTTGAAATTCAGGATTCCTTCATCATCAATAGCATATGCAATAATTTCTATGTAATAAGTTGTATCCGCTTCTAATTCAATTGAGATATAACTAGTTCTACCGGGACCACTATCGTCATCATACGCTGTCCAACTTGCAGTACTAGGATCACCTTTATAAACATTTATCACAGTATCATAACTGCTTCCCTCAGTACTTAATTCTATATTGCCAGATGCGGAAGTTGTATATTTAAACCATAAAGGTCTATGCCCAAATCCATATGCAGCAGACCATGATGCAGCATTTAGATGAGCATTTATCATCAATTGAGAATGAGGATTGTGTATCTTTGTAAGGTCATATGCAGTTTGATACGTGTAATTACCAGATGAAGTATATGCCAATTCTGGATATTCATTCGGTGGGTGCAAGTCATTCAATTTGAGATACTTTATTCCCTCCACCTCATCAAATACCGCGTTCTCTGAGTAAAAATTGTTCTCTGAGAATTTACTGCCAGTTATGACATCTTTGTATATCAGATGGTAGTTTTTCTCCGTGAAATCAAAATACGAAGTTTGCAGATAGTTTGTTATTGACATGGGTTTATCAGGACTAAGAGCAATTACTATTCTTTTCTCATATGCGCTAGATGTCAATTCATAGTCATACATTGCCAAGTCGCCTATAATAAATGACTTGTCGGCGCGGGGGGCTAGAGATTCGCCATCTATACTATAGAATACAGATGAATCTTGATGGGTTCGAAATAGTGAAGTATCATTGACATATCCCATCGCTCCCTGTTCACCATTTACCACTATTTTAAGCACCCTATTGGTATAGGTTACTATTATGTGAAAAGAAGTGTTTAAATTTCTTACTGGTATATAGGCATCTGTATTGTTATAACCAGAGAAGGAGAATCTGAATGTATTCCTTCTATAGTCATACATTACTGACGCTATTTCTTGACTAATTCCTTCTAATTCAGACATTATTTTTACAATTTTTAATTTGTCATTTAAGAAATATTTTGCATCATTACCTAGATATCCTGCCTCACCAAGATTATTTATATACCCACTTCCATCCATCATTCCATTTAATGAAAACCAGAACTCCATAGAAAAAACTTTGTCTTCATAATTCTTGTAGAAATGATTAAACGATGAGCCTGATATAGTTACACTAGCACCAGCATTTTTGATCTTCAAGGAGGATGTTGAGTTAGCGACAAGTGGGGGGGTGGTCCAGTAGCCAGAGGCATTGGAAACTGTGGCTGCTGTTCCAATTACCGCCGAACCTGAGCCATTCAACTTCCAGTATCCTATTGGGGAAGATCCCTTTATCAGTGCCGTATATGTCATATCCCTAATTATACATCTACTTGGTGATGTCTACTATCTCGCAGACCCCGGCAGAACAAGCCAAATCTTGTGTGCCAGTAGTGCCATCCTCTGTTTCGTATAGCATTAACATTTCCCAAGTAATCTTGTCGGGGAATGCTTTAACAGCCGCCTCGTACTCGTCCTTGTCAATTTCTTGATATGGAGCCTGACGATATGAATGCTCAGAATGTGGCAGGAATGAGATTCCAGATACCTCATCAAAATGCTCCCAGACCCATGCTCCTACGGCCATCCACTCGTTTTCTTTCACAGAGACAGTGATTGATGGTTTATGCTCACACCATTCACGTTGGTATACGAGCCAGATGTCAAGATGCTCAACGGCTGAAAGATCATCGCGCATGACCGCATTCTTGGGTGCCTTAATTGGGAATGAGAATACTGTTGTGTCGTTTGGCTTCATGACATCATCCTCAGCAGGAACACCAGAGTCTATCAGGAATCGGGTCAGAGGGTCTTTCTTGTCACCGCGAACGGTGCGAATGTAATATTCGCTATGCCACGGATGCATGCCAGAAGAAACTCCTGTCAACTGAGACACTGTTCCAGATGGCTTGACGCATGTGATGGCGGCGGAAGGATTGATACCAATAGCCTTTGCCTCTTCATTATTAGCGGCAACAGCAACACCACGAAGCATTCTCAGAGTCTCAGACAACTCCTTGATTCCTTTTTTCCCAGACATTAATTCGTTTCCGAATTGTCCAGTCAATGACACTCCAAGCAGTCTCTCATCCTCAGTGTTCTGCTTCCAAATCTTGCGAAGATACTTGAAGTTTGTCAGAGTTGACTGCCAAGTGCCAAGAATGGTGGCAAGTTCGACCTTGCGAGTCAGCGTCTTCTCAGTGTCACCCTCACGAATGACAACCTCTGACAAATTGCAGAACTGATAAGGACGCAGAATGATTTCGCTACAAGGATTGGTGCCATAACGAATATCTGGATCACGTCTATCATACTTAGCGGCTTGAGCCTGTGCAGCAGCGACATTATAGATTCCGCGCTCGCCAGACTTTGAATCATAAAGATTCTTCCACTCAGCCATGAATTCGTTCATGGTGGGTCGTTCTGTATAGGCAACTGAATTGTTGGACAATGATCTTTGTGGATCGGCCTCCCACCAAGCACCCGACTTTGCCGTCGCCATCTCGCTGTCCTTCAGATCAGAGAGGCTGATCATGGCAGAACGACGAACGCCACCAACCACAACAACTTCACCAATCTTGCACATTATGTCATGTGCCTCCAGAGGACGAGGTTTGCGGCCTGCGGCACCCTTGATGACCTGAACGCAGAACTCAAAAAGACCTACCAATGGCTCAGGGCCTGATGCACGACCTCCAAATGTCTTGAGTCGTGCGCCTGCGGGACGCACCTTGGATACATCCCATGTAGGAATCTGACCTGCCCAAAGCATGGCGAGCAGTTCCTTGAGTGCGCGTGCCCAGCCAGCCTTTGAGTCATCCACGACTATGACAGTGTTTGACTTCTCAAAATGCTCGTTGATGACGGGAAGTTTGTTGACATAAACGGACTCTACTGAGAATCCAACTCCAGTTCCACACATGAGAATGTACATTGCCTCGTCAAAGGAGCGGAGGGAGTCAACTGGTAGGAATGAACAGTTGTAACCCGCCACA